CGTTAGCCTTTCTGTTTGGGACAGAGAGTAACGCTTGATGCGCGAACTGCAACTGCGCGCGGACGGGAACGCGAACAACCGAGGGCGAATGGACTGTCTGCGGGACCGGCCAATCGGCAGAGGGGCGATGCCCAGCCCACGGTACATTCCATCGCGGACGGCAGACCCCAAGCCGTCAAACGTCGACGATGGGATGTGACGCGGGTCCGTCGGGCCAACCAACACAGCCCCAGCGGAGGGCCAAATCACCGTTCCTCTCGGGCCTTCCCTGGCCCTGACATGAGGTGCGGCATCTCAGCGATTGCGCAGCGAGTGATTCGGACCTATATGCGGCGGCGGGACACCCTTCCCCAACGAAGGGCCATGTTCATACCGATTTTCTCCTTTTAATACGGTTACTTGTGGTTGCGTCGGAAACGCCGTGTGTCGGTTCTGTGTCGAAAACGGCGTCTGTAACTGTCTGATCTTCGAGCGCGTGGGCATAGGTCCGCAGCACCACCATGGGGTCTTTCCAGCCGCCACGATCCGCCACGGTTTTTACGTCGATGCCCTTGCGCAGCATGGTCGTTGCGAAGCCATGGCGACAGCTATGCGGGGTCAGCGTGTCGATCTCCGCGCGGGCCACTACGTTGTTCCAAACCTTGGTGACGCTGCCGGTCCCGGCATAGCCGAACACCCGCGCCTCAGGGTTTCGATTGCTGCCGATGTTCGCCAGTGCCGCGACCACACGACCGGGCAGATGCGCAGTCCGAGTCCATGGAGTGGGCTTCTTCATCCGAATGGTTGCCTTGCAGCTTTGAAGATCCACGTCCGCCCATGTCAGCTTGCAGCCCTCACCCACGCGGGCACCAGTCGCGAACATCAACAGGCAGAGCGCCGCCAGATGGGGCAAGCCATCCCCAGTTGCTTGGCTGGCAAATGCGTTTACCCACGCCAGATCAGCGGGGGTTTTCGTCTCAGCATCTACATGGAAGCGGCTGGCCTTGATCCGGCTGCACCAGCCCAGATCAGCGGCATAATTGATTGCCGCGACAGTAGGGGCGATCACTTGCCGGTTGCGGGTCGCGCCGGTCGCGTCCGGGTAAATCTTCCGGGCCGCGCGCTTGATCGTCTCAGGCTTGATCTCCTCGACCAAGGTGTCTTCCCAATAATCGTTCAGACGGGCAATGAAGCGTTCAGGCTTTCCAGCCTCAAGATATGCGATGAATGCTTGTGCCATAGTCAGCCCCGCGCCTGGCCCATCGAAACGACGCTGCCAAGCGCCTTGCTCGATCTCCGCTTTGACCCGCTCCGCTTTTTTGCGATCAGACGTTCCCGTAGTGCATCGGAATTGCCGCCCGGCAACGCTGCCTCTGATGTGGAAGACTTTCCCGCGCTTGTAGAGTTTGAGGGCCATTCGAGAGCCTCCATCATTGCTTCAACGTGGTGCGGCAAATGCACCATCTTCTTCGCGATGATACAGCAAGCTCCGATTTCCATCGCCTTCTCTCTCACCCACCTCTCACCCACGCCAAAATGCGCCGCGATCTCTTGCGGCGTCACATAGGGGGGGAGAATGGCGGGATGAGCGGTCATTAGTCACGGCCCCAAATCGGATAGCCCCCGCTATCGAAACCGGGATAAGGATTGGCACCATCGGCAAGATGATAGCTAATCTCGAAGAATTTTAGACCTACCGCCTCGCGTGTGGCGCGAATGTGGCCGGTGATTCCGCTGTGTGCGGATTTGTCCCAAGGATCACCTTGGAACGGAACCACGATTTCTCCAACCGGCTTGCCGTCTTCCGTCTTCCAGCTAACCAGTTCGGCCAGCACGTTGAAGTCGTTAACCCGCAGGTGAAAGACGTTCTCTTGAAACCACGTTGAAGCCTCTTTGATGCCCAGCGCGCCGACGCGACCGAACATGAACGCCAGCACCTCTTCCAGCGTCTCGCCTTCAAAGATCGCGTCGAACCGCTCTTTTCCGATGTTCTCGTACCACGGCCACGATTTCTCAAACGTAGCGCTGTAGGGAATGGGGCCGAAGCGCTTCACTCGTGCCACAGCCTGCCCCGGCGCGTCGCTGGCCAGCAAAGCGATAGTGACGCGAGCTGCGTCCAGCGGGGTCATGTGCGGGGCGTTGACGCCACGCGCACCAGTGGTCAGCAAACCCGCCTCCTTAAGGAAGCGGGTGTAAGTGACCATGGTTTTGTGCTGCACGTCGAAGACGTGAGCCATGGCGTCTATGAATGCAGCGGACTTCATGCCCTATATGTATCCGATCCGAAAAGGCCGCGCAAGCCTTTTCGTATCACATTCACTTAGGCGCGATAAACCTTGTGCATCGGATGAAACTGATGTGCGATGTTCACAGCCTTGCGCGCGCCGTCCTCGATCAGGGTCAGCGCTTCAAGCCCTTGGCCGGACAACCAATAAATCGCGTCTTTCATCTGGTCGCTATCATCCAGAGCGCCGTGGTCCGCCAGTTGGTGGATGATCTCAAGTGCGGCGCGGGCAGCATACTGAGGCTCAGAAGCGTCGCGCATATCGTGGAGCGTGTGATTGATTTCCGCCAGCGCCTCAAGCGGCTCTTTAGGCAGGCTGGCCTCGTAAGCCTCTTGCCGCTGGCGCAGTTCAGCAACCCTGGCAACGTGGTCATCATAAACCTCTTTGCAGGCCATGCCGTCTCCTTTCACTTGAAGGTTTTCCCAATCCTGAATTGGGCGCGGTTCTTCGTTCGCCAAATCGGCGGTATCATTGGTCATTGCCATGTCCTCAGTTTGTGGTATCAATATTTTATGTTGATAATCCGACGCCGTAATGGCGTCAACAGAAAATGTTGACTTATGACACCAGCACAATGTCGAGCAGCTCGCGCCCTGCTAAATTGGACGCAACCAAAGTTAGCTGAAAAGGCCGGTTTCGGCCTTTCAACGATTGTGGACTATGAAAAAGAAAGGCGAATAGTCTCGACCACCGCGCGGGTTCGTATGGCCGAGGCGCTAAGTGCCGGTGGAGTAGATTTCATTGAAGAAAATGGCGGTGGAGCCGGAGTGAGGTTGAAGAAATGAGCTACAAACTTTCAAACCGTGAGGTGAAAGCACTTGAGAAAGCGAAGTTCGAGAACGATTATTTGCAGGGTGACTTCTGTCTAAAGGCGAAACTCGGGCCGGGGATCGGTAGCGGGACCATTGAGAGCCTAGTTTCGCTCGGGCTGATGGAAACTGGATACAGCGAATATCATCACGAAGATAATTGCATCAGAATCACCGATGATGGTGAGCGTTGCTTGTATGGTGGCTTGACCATATCAGAAATCATGGAGCAATGCCCTGAGGGCAAGCAGTATCACGAACCGCGCGTAAAGCACTGGCCCGTCACCGAAAGAGGTGTCTTTCGATAACGTCCATTCAAATATTCACTCTTGGCCCCTATTCCTGCCATTCCACCAGCTTGAACGCCGTGGCAGGAACAACTCCCGTTTCCTTGCCCTCTGCCAATGCTTTGACAATCGCGCCTAATGCCCACGCCTAACGCACCGCGCCATCAAAAGCGGCTGCGCTGATCGGCGGCGCTGGTGGCCCATTTGCAACGCCATCCAGCCACGCGCGATCCATTGCCATCAGCGTTCGGACATGATGCGGGGATAGCGGCACATTCATAAGCCGCGTCCAGGCTTCAATCTCCGCGTAGCTGATCGCTTGCGGCCCCTCTGGCCCCTTCGCCCGCGTGCGGGACAGATCACAGAAGGCAGACCAGATAAGCCCGTGGTGCAGTGCCGTCATGGGTTCTCTGCCAGCCGCAGCAGCGCGAACCGCCGCGACCAGAAGGCGAGTTGCGCGTTCGTCCTTCAACTTGTGCCCCGCTCGTCAAATGCACTTGCACTTCTGCCAAATTGGCGCTGTTGAGCGCGCGCCGACGTCGTGACTAAAGACACAGCCACGCTATTCGCACGATGCACCGCCTGATTGACGACCTGCCCGATCAATTCGGGCGAAAGCTCCACCACGACTCGGGTTTCGCTGCCCGTCTGCCCGACAGATTGCCTCAAGGCAGCTTGCGCCTGGGGCACGTTCAACACGCCACCAGATCGCGATGGAACAAAGACTTCTGATCGAGGTGTGTTTTCGTTCACCATATAAGGCATCCCGGCGCTGACCGGCCCGCCTTGCGCGCGAAAGCCCAACAGGTCAGTCAAGAAATTTCCGCCGCCTGTAGAAGAAAACAGCGACAAAAATCCTTTGTGCATCTGCATTCTGGCAAACTCCAAAAGCAAATCCGCCACGGCTTCCTTGCCGCTCTTGGCACCCGACAGGATTCCGGCAAAAAGGTCTGTCATACGATCCGCCGCCTGCTCGCTACGTTCTTCCATTTCTGCCAAACGATCCGCTGCCTGCTCCGCTTCTAGTCCCGCGCGAGTGTATGCCTCGGCAAGCTGATCAATCTCCGCAGACAATTCCGGCGTGATTTCGCGCCCGTCCTGTTGTGCCGCAACCAAAAGCTCCGCCTTCTTGCGGGCAAAATCCACCGCATCGGCGTATTTCTTGCCACCCAAGGCCACCGCCGCCAGCGCTGCCGCTTCCGCCTCTAGCGCAACTGTCTTTTCGCGTAGCGCGTCGGCCTCAGCCTTGTATTCGCTCGCCTTTGCGGCCCCCCTTCCGCCGCCGCCGGATGATCCGCCTGATGAGACACCAGAACCGTAAACCATATCGATCGTCGTCGCTGGGCGCGCCTTCGGTCGCGGCGAGGAACGCGGCGGCGATCCCTCTCGATGCCCGCGACGTGATGTGGGTCCGGTATGCAAAACGCTTTCGCCCCCGGCTGGGAGTTCGTCGCGAAGCGCGGTCGCTTTGGTTGCAGCAGTGGCCAGCGCCTGAGCGATCCCCCCTATGGCTGAAATCACGTTGCCGAACCGCGCCTGATCAACCGTGTTCAATTCACCGATCAAATCCTGCGCTTCTCCGATCAGGTCGGAAACCGCATCTTCAAACGTCCCCGCACTGGTGGCACCATTTTGAAACGCTGCCATTTCCTCATCAATCTCTTGCAGGATTGCCGCCAAGTCATGCGCCTGATCGATATCCGCCACGTCCATCAATCGGATGCCGTCCGGCCCAGTCGCCGCGCCGATTGCCCGGAACAAGGCGTCATATGTTTCAAACAGTTCTTCCGCCGCCGCCACCTGGTCTTCCGCCATGTCCGTCCCGGCCTTCATCGCGTCATAGTTGGCCTGTCCCATCATCGCTATGGCGCGTTCGGCGGAACCAAAGATATCGTCCACATTGATCGTCAGAACGTCATCAATCGCGCCCGCCAGATTGACCACGATGGTTTTGCCAAGCGTGGAAATGCGCGACGTGATCTCCCCGAATTTGCGATCCAGTTCTTCCGCTCTGGTGATCACCTCGTCAGACATAACCGCGCCGACCTCGTGCGCCCTTTGGACGGTCTGGCGAAGCTTGCCTTCGCCCTGCGACAAAAGCTCTACAAAACGCTCGCCTGCGGTCCCGCCGAAAATCTCATCCGCGACCCGGATTTGTGCCGCACGGTCGAGGTCTTCCATTCGCCCGATGATTTCCAGCATCAGATCGGACGGGTCTTCCAGACCACGCTTTAGATCGTCTGCGCCATATCCTATGCGTTTGAACGCCTCGGCTGCGGGACCAGCGCCCGTGACAACAAATTCATCCGCCCGAAGGTTCAGTTCTTTGAACCCATCAACCAAAGCATCCACGCCAATCCGGTTTTGTTCAGCTACGAATTTCCACTCTTGAAAGGCTTGCGTGCCCAGCCCGGACCGCTTGGCCTCGTCCCCAATCTCGGCAATGCCCTGCGTGATTTCGTGCAAGCTCCGCGTCACGCGCACCGCCGCTGTTGTCACCACTCCCACCGCAAGGCCTGCAACCATACCTTTTCCCAGCCCGCCAATTTTGGCAGAGGTCGTCGCCAGAGCGCGATTTATAGCGCTGGTGGATCGCACCATATCCCGCTCCATCGCTTGGGTCGCCGTGTTGGAATTACGCCGCAAGCTTTTGTAGGACCGGGTACCGATCCCTTCGGCCTTCTTCATGCGTTTTTCAAATTCAGTTATCCGCGCCTCTAGCGCCACGATCAGCCGTTCTTCATCTGCCATCTAGGCCACCCACATATCATCTGTGAACCACTCTTGGTTCGTTGTCATACCGCCTTCATCCGAAGCACAGCGGGCCACGGCCATCGCTGCCGCAACCGCCCCGTCGATCTTGTCGCGGCTCTTGCCTTTGTGGAACGCACGGTTCCCGGCGCTGTCCGTTCGCACTTCGATATTGCCGAAATTCCACCGCAGGATCGGGTGTCCGCCGTGCCTGAATCGTCGCCCCACGATTGCCCGTTCCAATTCCTTGACCGCCGGGGCCATCGAAACCCAACCCTGCCGAAACTCCACCGCTGGAAACCCGTCTTCCAAAAGGTTGTTCAACATGTTTCTGGCAAGGTGCGGATCAAAGGCGACCTCACGCACGTTGAACCGCGCGCACAGTTCACGCACCTGGTCCTCCACCGCCCTGAAATCGACCACGTTCCCCTCGGTCGCTAGGATCAGTTCTTTCTCCGCCCAAACCGTGTAAGGCACGCCCGATAAATCTTCCCGCCCTCGGATATTGTCTTCGGGGCAGAAAAACCAAGGATGCACCTGATACCCGTCCGCGCCATCGCGCCAACAGGCAACGATGACCGTCAGGTCCGAATTGCTGGACAGGTCCACCGCCAGCCAACATTCCGCTTGCGAAGCTTCCAGATCATCCAAGTCAACTTCGCCTTGGCCCTCGTCATAGATCGCCATTTCCACGAATGGATCGGTCGCGTGGTCCAACCAGATATTCAGGTTCAATTGGCGAAAGGCTTCACGATCACCAATCCGGCGAGACCCTTCCTTGGCAAGCTGCCGCAACCCTTCGATATCGGGATAACCGTGCCGCAAGCCGGGGTTCACCTTGAACCAAATTTCCTCGTCCTGCCAATCGCAATCCCGATCAGCTTCAAAGAGGACAGGTAGGATCGACGGGTCATCGACCTCCCCACGTGCGACCTTGCGGGCATCATCAACGATATCGTGCGCAATATTTTCTTTGCCCCGGCCCGCTGTGGTCGCGACCACCAAAAGGGAACCGGGCGTCTTCACCAGACCAGACCGCAGAACGTCCCATAGGTCGCGCTTTTTCCAAGCGTGCAATTCATCGGCCAGGACAAAGACAGGCGTGCGCCCGTGTTGCGTGCCCGCGTCGGCTGAAATGGCCTCACAGAAGGAACGCAGCTTTGGATAGGTGATCCGGTTGCGGTAATCCAAGGTGCGCACGTGTGGAGCAATTTTCGGGTGCGCCGTCATCAGCCCCCGCAATTCATCATAGGCAATCCGCGCCTGCTTGCGATCCGATGCCGCCGTGATGACTTCCCCGCCGGGCGTGGCCTCGGGTCCGACCGTGTGCAGGGCTTCCAGAGCCGCCGCAAGGCTGGTTTTCCGGTTGCCCCTCGGGACCAGGATCACCGCTGTTTTGACGATCCGCGTGCCGTCCTCATGGCGCGGGCCATAGATGCGCCGGACAATCCGTTCCTGCCATAGATCAAGCTGGAAAGCCTTGCCGCTCTTTGGGTGCCGCAGCATCCGCAGAAACTTCACAGCGCGTTCCCCGTGCCCCATTGGATCAGCGATATCGGAACCGTCATAAATCCAGTCAGGAAATGTCGAGGGGGTTTTCGTCGTCATCGTCCTCGTCCTCCCTGATTGCCGGGCGGGACCGCGAAACAGGCGTTAGCCCAAGCTCCGCCGCCAGAAGGCGCGCCCGTGTCATGGCGTCCGATTGGATGCCCACCGCCGGGTTGCGTTTCAGCGCCCCATCATAATTCACAATATGGCCGTGCAGTTGCAGGTGCCGATCCATTTCCCGCACCGTGCCAATTGCCAAACAGTAGTTTTCAAGGCTACCCAGATCAGCCACGGAAAGAATGCGCCGTTTGGCAAGGATCGGCATGACCCGTCCCCATTCTGCCGCTGCGTCTGGGGCCATCCAGTCCGGCGATCTCAGATCGGTAATCGCTTCTGGATCGATGCGCATTTCGGGCTTGATACCGCGCATCATTCCAGCCGCTCCGCGCGAAGCTCCAAACCCTTTCGGCGGCCGATTTTCACAATGTCCTTTAGGTTGTAGACCTCCCCGTCAAAGGCGATGCGATCAGCGTTGGAAATATCTGCAAGGTATCGGGTGCGAAAAGCCAGAATTGAGGTATCTACCGCGCCATAATTCTGGATAAACTCTTCTGTGGATTGCTCCACGATTTCGGCCCGCAAGGTCGCGTGATCGGTCCAGTCCTCAACAACACCACCATATTCGTCCACCGTCGAAGTGAACCGCTGCACCGTGATGACATGTGCCATTTTCCCGGCCTTCATGACGTCACCTCTGCAACCAGGACTTCGACCATGACCACGCCATGCGATGTTTCCCCATCGGGGTCGCGCAGGGCGCGGATCGTCGCCACAAAGCAATCCGCCGTGTGATACCCGGCGTCCAAAGCCAAACGCCCCGCGTGGATCGCAGTGCGGATTTCACCACAGATCGCCTTTACCGCGATCAGGTTTGCGTCCCGCTTCCAGACATGCAGGGTATGAAACACCCGCGAATGCGACCGTTCAAAGCTGGTGCCTTCGTCCACCACCTGCGTTTCGCCCAGGACAATTGAAGGCGAAGGGGCTGGACGCTCGTTCCTGTCTAGGATCGCAGCCGCCGGCACCAGGTCCGTAACAGCCGCCGTCGCCACCAACCGCGCCCGGATCGCCTTTTGGACAGTCAGATCAACGCTCATTTGGCCGTGTCCTTTACAGCTTTAGAAATGGCTCGCTTAATGCGGTTTTGCGCTCGCTTCTTGCTGATGCGGAATGCGGGCCAAAAGAAGGGCTGCGCCGGATGAGCGGACGTGCCGTATTCCTGCAAATGTGGATACCGAACCTCGGAGTTTCCGACTGTGATAACCGCCTGATTTTCAGGAACGGTCATGGACCCGCCGGGTTGCGAGTAAGGCGGCGTTGTTTGCAGTGGCCCGGTCACTGCGATGCTGTCTTTTAGATCGCCCTCATCCTCTGGTGCCAGCTTGCGCATCGTGTCGGCAATTTCCTCGGCAGATTTCAGCAATGCAGGCGTCACCGTCTTGCGCACTTCCTTGGGGATAGCCCGCATCCGGTTCTTGAATCTTTGAAGCCCGCCATCATCCATCAGAAGGTAAACTCCCGGTATTCGGTGACAATTTCCCGGACGCCATAGGGCACTTCCCGGTGCCCCTCTCCTGCGGCTTCGCGGATTTCATACCACCACGCCGCAAGCTGGCTCACGGCCTCCACCAGCGAGGGTGGAATAGGATCCTGATCAACCCCGCCGTAGGTGTCTTCGATCACGAACCCTAAAAGTCGCTCAATATGGTTCTGCGCCGCCGCGATCAGGCGGGTCAAAAGAGCATCATCAGCGGTTCCGATATCGTCGGTGAACGCCAAATGCTCTTTCAACTGATCAAGGGTCAAAATCGCCACTTGGATCAAACCCCGCTTGCCGCATTGACGCGGGTGATCTTGGTGTTGATCCAAAGCGTCGAAGCCAACTTGATAACCTGGTTGGTTTGATCGAGCTGCTCCGTTGCAGACGCCACCGCTGCAAGAAAGTATCGCTCGGAAGGCGTGCCGCCCGATGGCGCATCGTTGAACGCGATCTTAATCGCATAATCGCCGTCTGCGCCATCATCGGCTTCGGCAGCGATCAACGCAACCTGACCGGCATCTGCGTAGTCTCGGCCAAAGACCGTTTCCAACGTTCCGGCATCCCTTGTGCCCTTCAAGCGCTGCACGCGGTTGTATTCCAGCCCTCTGAAGACGATTTCTTCCGCCGTATCACCAAAGGAACCCAGGGTTTCCAGTTCTCCAACCTTAACGAATGTCAGAGCTTCATAGGCCGCTGCATTGACGGGTTCTGTTGCCTGGGGTGTGGTACAGATGTGAATGGACGCGCCATTTGCTGCATAGATCATTTCAAGTCACCTCGTGGTGTTGCGCCGTTCCATCCGTTGCTTGGTGCTGGAATGACATTTTTGACAGAGCGGCTGCCAATTCGACTTCCGCCAGAAAAGCCCGCGATCCCCGCGATGCGGTATCTTGTGATCCACCACCGATGCCGTTGCGCCGCAGAAGGCACAGACCGGGTGAAGGTCGAGGAAATTTGCCCGTTCGCGTTCCCATCGGCCCGAATAACCTCTGGCGCTGGAACTTGGCCGGTTGCGGTCGGCACGGGCCTTGCGCTCGGTCTGCCGTTTCTTTTCGCATGAACACAGCAGACCCGGCGGTATCCGATAACCACACGCACAGGCTCTTGGCCCTTTGCTCGGCATAGGCACCTCCGCTGGTTGCGGACGGGGAAAACGCAAAGACGCCCCCGTCCGCTGCGATCTTGCTGCCCTTGACCCTCTTCATGGCCAAGCCACGCGGGACGAAGGGAGGGCAGCTTGTCGTTTTTGGGCTGATCGCTTCGCCCGCAAAGGAGATGTCCCGCGTATTCATGTTCACGATACCGGCTTATCCAGCGGGTCGAGAATCGCCACAGCACCGGCGGCGATACTGGTGCCCCCGGCCTTGGTCAGGACAAGGCGCACGTAGCGCTTGAAGCCCGTGTAGCCGAACCGATAAGCGGTATTCGCTTCCAATGTTGCCGGGGCAGAAGTCATAACCTGCGCCGTATCAACGTCGGTGAAGTCGCCGCCCGTGGTCGTGTCGCTTTCCTGCACTTTCACACTGAAATCGCCGGATGAAACGATTGCTCCGGTGTTCAACACAAAGGCAACTCGGCTGGTATCTTTCAGATCGACGGCAGCGCCATCCACCGATGCGGATTGGACCGCCGGGGCAATGGCGGGAACCGCCGTGATGTTTGAATAGAGATCGCGCATTGTTTTCGTCCTTAGCTGGTTGCCATTTTCAGTTTGCGGAACCGTGCCGCCTGGGTGATCCGACCACCAACCCGGCGGGTCGCATGGATGCGGGTCACGCCCTTGGTCGCGAGGAGATACGGGTTTACCAGCAGGCTCATGGCCAGCCGATCAACGATGCGATAGGCAGAGAAGTCGCCGTAGAGGATCGGGAACGAACCGCTCTCAAGGTCCGGCATATCCACCGCCTCAATTACCGGACGGCCAAGGATCGTTTCCGGCTGCCCAGCCTGGAAAGAGGGCTGCCACAAATAACGGCCATCCCCATCCTTCAGGGTCCGAACGATGCCAAGCGTCGTGCCGTTCATCATCCATGTGCCTGAATTGCGATAAGCCGCAGGCATGGCGTACATCAGCTTTACCAATTGATCAGGCGCAAGAACCGTCGCATGGCCGTTCAAGGTGTGATCAATCTCGGCATGGGTCATCAACCCTTCAGGCTGGCCAACGCCGGTGCCGTTGACGAAAGCTGAACCTTCTTTCTGGCCAAAGTCCTCAGCAAGCGCCGCACGAACCTCGGCCTCGGCAGTGCCGCCGCTATCGGCCAATAGTTCGTTGGAAATATCGACGTAGGTCATCAGTTTGTGCGCCGGAACTTCAAGCTGGCCAAAAGTGACCGTGCTTTCGGTGCTGTCTTCCGTTTCGCCTTCCCATTGCGCGTTGGTGATGCCCGTGCGCTTGGGATACTTCACAGAGGAGCTTGCGATGTTGCGAACGCTGGCCACGCTACGAACCGGCGAAAATTCCACCAGGTTGCGGATAAACTCTGTGCTCATTTCCGCAGGGGCCAGATAGCCGCCTTGCTCGTCATTCGAAACGGTCAGAGCCTTGATCTCATCCGCCGGTGCATTCGCGCCCAACCGCAAATAGGTGCCAAAGGCCTTGCGCTCGTCGGATGGATCATCCTCAGCCTTGCCACCGCCAGCACGGTTTGCCTTGGCTTCGATCTTGTCCAGACGTTCCACGATTTTGGTCGTGTCGCTCTTTTTCTCAACCTCTTCAAAACGGTCGTTCACCGTCTTCGTCAGGTCATCCAGCGCCTTGATGACGATGCCATTTGCGTTGTCGTCTTCGTCGCTCTTGATTTCAAAGTCCTGAAAATCTTTCATGGTTACCTCTGTGATAGCGCCGCTGCGGCGCGATTGATTTGTTCGGCAAGGCCAAGAGCCTGAACCGCTGATTTCGCCGCAGTCACGCGGGCACCGGGATGCATTCCAAGGGTCACTAGGGACGCTTCCAGCAATTCCAGTTCGGTGATTGTCCGCCCCCCGCCGCTGCGCCGGTCTGCTTTCTTAGTGCGGAAACCAATGCTGATCCCGCGCACGGCACCGGATCGAACCAAGGCGCGAACCTCGCGAGCGCGGGCAACGTCATCGACAAGAAGACGGCCCTTAAGGTGCAGACCTTCGTCGCCTTCCTCGGCCACGTCCCAGACGCCAACGGGATCGTTTTGATCATGGCCAAAGAGCATCGGCAGCGGCAAAGCGGTGCCATTGAAAGCGCCCTTCTGGATCATGTCGCCCACGCGGTCAGGTTGCGCAAAAGGCCAAGCCATACCCTCCAACGCGCCGCTATCATCGGATTGAAATTTGGTTTCGACAAAGAGACGGTCCATTAGACACCCCCCCGGAAAGCCGCGTAATCGGCAGCGAACGCATCAACCTGCGCCTGAACCCATTGCGAAGAACGCAGAAGCCGCACGACATGCGCTTGCGTGAACGGCACTTGCTGCCCGTCCTCTTCGATTTCCCAACCCAGAACGCAGGCCGCTAGGCTTTCAACCCTCAGGCGTTCCCGCACCTCGGCAGAGACACGCCCCGAAGGGTCTGCCGCTTCTGCCATCGCATCGGACAGGTTCAATCGCGCCCGGTTCTGCGTTGCGCTATCAGGCCCCGCGATCCGCAGTTTGATGCCGGTCGGCTCACCCGTGGCGGGGTCGTGAAGCTCCAATTCCCGGCCTCGGTCGTGGTCCTGCGCCTCTGCTATGATATGGTTAAGCTGCACGGGGTTTTTCCTCTTCCGCAGGTTCGGCCTTGGTCGGCTCGGTTGTGATGTTTGGATTTGCGAACTCATCCCCGCCTGCATAGGGATTCAGCCCCAGCCAGGACCGCCCCTCATTCGGGTTGATCACACGCGATGAAACCAAGCTGTTGATCACCGTAGAACGGGTGCTCAGATCGGCGCGTGTCAGGTCGTCGCGATCAAAGCGCACGACCTTGCCAGCCTGCTCATCTGGTAGGAACAAGCCCCGTGCCAATGCGCTTTCCAGTGCACGCAGCCACGGTTCCAGCGTGTAGGACAGAAATTCCCGGCCTTGTTGTTCACCGTTGGACCAAGTGGCCCGGTCGTGATCGAACAACATCGCTGGCGGAACACGAAAGGCCCGCGCGATTTCAAGGATTTGGAACTTCCGGTTTTCTAAGAATTGCGCGTCGGTCGAGTTGAGTGTGAACGGCGTAAACTCGGCCCCGTCATATAAAATCGCGGTCTGCCCCCCAGCGTCGTCACCTTCATGGGTCGCTCGCCATGCTTTCCGCGCCTTCTTGATGCTCTCTTCGCCCATGCCTTTTGGAAAGGTCAGCGCGCCGGAAGGCCGCGCCCCACGACCAAAGAGCCGCGCCGCGTGCCGTTCCATGACAAAGGCAACCCCGATAGCTTCACGCGCCAAAGAAAGAGGCGAGCGGCCAAACGGGCTTCGCAAATGAATGATGTTTGCTGAAGGCTCTGGTTGTCCGTTGATCTTGTAGGCGGGTTCGCCAGTGGCCTGGTCATATTCCACTTGGATCACGCCGGGGCGATAATGGATGATCTCCATCGGCCTGCCGTTCACACGGTTCACCCATGCCATTGCGCCCGCGTCATGCGAGAGTGCACCGATCACCAGATCGCGGATGAGTTCGTAACCACTTGTCCAGTCGTTCGCCGCGCCGGTCAGGAGGGCATATGCAGGGTCGTCGATAAGTTCAGAACGCTGATCACCCGTCTTGATTGTGATATCAAGGGATGCCGCCGCTTCGGAAATTACCTGAATTGCTGAACTAACCGCAGGAACCCGAAGCGCCGTTTCGGCATTGATGCTCGCGCCGCTTTCAGTCGGGATAGACCCGAATAATTCCGATAGCCAATCTTCCGGCGCTGCCAGAGATTTGGATTCGGTCGAGGGTTTACGAGAAAAGGGCCACATTCCCACAGTCTGATGGTGTATGACTGCTAAAGGTAGATAGCAGGACGGCGCAAAGCATTGCAAAACCTAGCAAATACTAGCACCGAAAAATCCAGTTTAGGGCAAATCGTGCGCGCTGGACTGCCCGCCGGTTCTTCTAGGGCGCGAGAAAGTTCAGGACCACGCCCCCCCCGGTCTAAATGCCGTGCATACGAGTGCCAGGCGTTTCGCAATACACTCCACCTATCAACATGGAGAAAATTATGACCTACGACACCCGACGCGTAACCTGCCCTATGTGCGGACGACTGCATCACGATGGAAACGCCGGCCAATGGGTCGAATGCTACAGCCATTATTTCTGCCCTAAATGTTTAAGGACCGGCACAACAGAAGGCTTCAACTTGGATCATACTGCCCGTCTGCAAGCACACTTGCGTGCGTGCGGTTTGCCACCAGCGCAGACGAACGAAAACGGCTTCGCGATAATTCCTATTGAGACCGCCCGTATCATCGACGGGCCAGCCACGCGTTAAGCTCCGTCCTCGTCGCGAACCACCGGCCACCACGCTGCCGGACCGGGAAGCTGGTGTCGCGGCGCGTCATGCGCCTTACTGTGTCCTCTGACGTGCTTAGAGCATTTGCGATGCTGCGCAGGCCCCAGAGCTTTTCTGGTCCGTTTGTGATCGCGTCGAAGCGTTGTGGGGTCAGTTTCTTGGTGTGTTGCATTCTGCTCGATCCTTTTCGTCCCAGAGCGGTAAGGGAGGGAAGGGAGATTTCCTAACATTTTCCCTTTTACGCCCTCTTAGACCTCTATCTATATTTATCAATGACTTAGCCATTTTCTTAAGTTGTATGGGAAACTGCCTTCCTTCCCTTACTGCCTTACCAAAAGGCGGATTTTGCCTTACCTTGCCTTACTGCTCCCTTACCGGGACAAAACGTACGGCGTTCTTGTATTCACCTGCACCCATCAACCCGTCACGTTCCCAGCCCAGATGCAGGAGTTCTTGCGCCACCCGTTTGCTTAGGGCAGGGGTCATATCGTGCGGCATGATGCCCATCAGGCTCAGGACTTGCTTTGTCGTCACCTCGGACTTGCCTAGCACCTCGCTTGCGATGGCACTGCGCCAAGGATCGTCAGGGCGGCGCTCAGCAGCCTCAGCCTGCGCTTGCTCCGCAACTTCACCCTCAAGCCACCAGCGTTCGCCAGAGCGGTATAGGGCCACGGCCTCAGCCCACAGTTGGTCACGGTCGCGCTCGATGCCGGGCACGTCGATCTCGCCTACTTTCACAGGCCAGAAGCGCCGCCCGCCGGTTTCGTCACGTTGCCAGTCGTCTTTGTTGGTGGTGCCAGCGAACACGCAGCGGCGCGGTTCCGATACTTCCTCGCGCCCATACGCTGGGCGGAATGTCTCAACTTGCCGGGTGATAAAAGCCTTGATGGTATCGACTTCCTTCCGCATGGCTTCCAGTTCGCCCACTTCCACGATCCACTTACCTCTGAGATAGCTGGAAGCGTCCTTGGTACCCATCTGAGGCAGGGCGTCGGAAAACCAATCAGGCCCCGTCAGAGCCGCCAGAGCGGTCGATTTGCGGCGTCCCTGCCTTCCTTCCAGCACCAGCATGTGATCCGCCTTGCATCCGGGCTTAAAGCCGCGCGCAACGGCAGAGATACACCAGCGCAAGCCCACCTCGGACGTGTAGGTGTTTGCCTCGACCCCGCAGTAGGTCGTCAGCCATTGGCCCAGCCTCGGCACCCCGTCCCATTGCAGACCCTCTAGGAAGTCTGCCAACGGATCAAAGGTCCGATCTCGGCATACCTTGCGCACCGCCGCTTGAACGATTTCCGAACTTGCCTTTGGGAAGCCATTGCGGTTGAACCACGCCTGAGCCGCTGCATAGTCATCATCCTCAATCGGTCGGGGATAGACGCCGCCACCTTGGCCGGGAATTGCTCTCAGCAACACGCGGCGCACGGTAAACTGATTGAATGCCAGGACGCCGTGCCAGTCGCCGTGATCAGTCAACAGCGTGATCGCATTGGCCATGTTCCACATCGGACGGTTTTTCTCGTCCCTGATCAAGTCCAAGTCCTCGTGCCGGTAGGTTAGACCGCTCAGGCGCTTGCCCTCGATCCGGCCCGCGATAACGTCAAATGGATTGTCTTTCGCCATTACGCCGCTGCCCTCCCTGCAAAGTCCCGAAAGGCGCGCTTTTTAGCGCTCGACATGGCGTTGAAGATCGCCACCGCGTAGGCGTCCAGTTCATCCGGGTCGGCAATGTCCGCCCAGAAAGCGGCTTCGTCCACCGGGTCGATGAACGGCGCAATCGGCATCCCAGCGCTATTCGGCAATACCGTATTTGCCACGGCCGCGACTTGCTCAGGCGTCAGGGTTCGCAGCGCCGCATAGGCCAGCGCCGCGCGCTGGTGCGGTTCAAGACGCGCTTCCATAACCACGGGCAAGCCCAGCCATGCGTCGGTTGTATCCAGCCAAGCGGCATAGCCGACGCAGCGGGCCACGCTCTTAATCTCGCGGGGGATTTGCTGAGAAATACTCAT